GATGATGAAGTCGATTGCGATGTATTCCACCACTCTCGTCGGAACGACCACGATTCGACCGTTGAGGCGGTTGAGATCGACATCATCCTGTGTGTTGTTTGATTCATTCATCACGACCTGGAAAGCCTCGACTCCGGCCTGTGCCTGAATGAGGCTGAGCTGGAACGAAGCGTCTGCAACGAATCCATTTCTAACGGTCGGAGTGTTCTGCTCGAACACAAGTCTCTGTGCGATTCCGATGATGATGCGCTTGATCTCGAGCATCAACCTGCGGACGTTGACTCTATCGAGAGCCGACTTGTTGATCTGGAGGGTCTTCTGACCGTAGATCACGTAGCCGAGTCTCGGGAAGGTGGCGATCGGGTTGATGCGCGACTCGTAGAGGCGATCCTTGTCAGCGCTGTTCAAACGTACTGCAACGTTATTGACGAAGTCGAGTGCTGCTCTGTTGAATCCTGCCGGTGCGAACCAGGGGTAGGCGACTCTGTCGTTGAAGGCGAGGGCGCCGACGGCCGCGACTGAAGCAGGCACCTTGACCTTACGCCTATTGGCAGTGTCATCGATGAAGACTTCCGGGTAATAGACGGCTGCGTAGTTATTGTCTATGGAGCGGCCATCAAACGTGTTAGTTGTCCTCGTGACGTTCGGCTTTTCAGTCGAATCATCATAGAGCCTGTTTCCGTTATCGTCATATGAGGGGATGTCCATGACGTACATCGAGAGGCCGTAGTCTCTGACCTTGCTCATGACCTGATCGGTGATGTAAGGCTCCTTGATACCAGGTATCACGAGGAGATTGTTGTTGGCCTCCATCGGGTTCGTTGCGATGTCGGCTGCCTGCAAGTAAGACTTGACACCGTTGTTGTTGACGTTGAGTCCCGAAGGATTGGAAGGCGTGAGTCCTGAGAATCCGCTCACGCTAGTGACTTCTGCGCCGCCACCTGCGTCGAAGGAGACCGACTTGTCGTTGAGGCGGCGAGCGTCTCTGTTGAGGAAGTTGGTTCCATCGAATCCACCGTACATGAAGTTGGTGAACTTGGCGTATCCAGAGAACCTGTTGTAGACGGACGCCGACTGAGACGAGAGGAGAGTCGCGAGCGTCATTCTCCTTCTGCTGCCCGAAGTCGTGTCTGTGATCGTGTAATCGGTGCTGTCGACGCTAGCATTTCTAATGTAGGCAGCCTCTCTCATGTGGTTGTTGATGGAACTCGTGAGATCGTTGACCGACGTGTTGTAGAGCGCGACTTTTGCAAGCGTGAACTTGTTGTTGTGAAGGTCGTTGGCAGTCGAACCTGTCACAAGAGCATCCAGCTTCTTGATGCCACAGAACTTGGTGAGTGACTCAAGAAGTGGGTTCTTCTCATTGACGACGTTGGCATTGAGAACGTCTGTCGCAGTGGCAGACGAAGCGGTGCTTGACCTCTCGAACTTAACACCCCAGTAGTAAGAGACGTTAGCTTGCTCCTTTGTGCCAGGCTGTCCTATGAATGTCAAGCCTGTGCTAGCCACCTCGCCTCTCGTGACCTTGAACCTGTGTGGGACAGGTGGCATGAAGGAGCTGGTGACGTTCGTTACCGACAACTGACCATAGAGTCTAGAGCTCGAAGGCGTAAGGGTATCTGTGACCTTTGTGAGCGGGTTGACGTTGAGGACCTCAGGACCCTTGAAACCGAAAGGAACTGCCTCAACTGGCACATTACCTGCTTCGATCTCAGGATTCATGACGATTCTGACGTATCTTGAGTTGTTTGAATACTTGCCTGTGGCGACGAGTCGCTTCTCAGATGGATTGACAGCGTCGAAGTTGAAGTAGACCTTTCTATCACCCACGAGCTTCGCCACATAATTCTCAGAATTCGGGTCCAAGGAACAGTTGGTGAATTGTTCGATTACAACTGGGCTGTTATCAGTGTCATTCCAATCGCGGATCTGAACGTTGAATGTGCCGTACTTGTTTGCTGGGTTCGTCGAGGCCTTGATGTTGCTGATGGAGACCTTGTAGAGCGCATTTGCATACTCACCGTCATCCAAAGCCTCGAACTTGAAGAGGTCGTACTCAGTCTTTCCAAAAGGCTGGGAGATGAAGTAGGTCGTCTGCGGAGCTGTGTATCTCGTGTCGTACCTGCCGAACACCTCTCTAAACGTCTTGTTGTCACCGTTGACTGTTGTGTTTGACGATCCAGAAAGAATGGCGACTGTCGCTTCGTTCGCCACAGAGGCGATGTTGAAGTCGACCGCAAAGTCTCCGTGCAAGTAGTGCTGCTCTTGGACGAACTTATCTGGGTCTCTGTTGAGAACTTTTGCGAAGTAATCCTTGTCAGACGGGTCAAACGATGCTGTGAGGATCTTCACACCTGGCGAACCATCAGAGGTCGAGAACGAAGATCCGAGAGAAGACGAGATGACGATCTTGAACTTACCTGTAACGTCGGCCTTCGTGTCGTCGTTCACGGATGCGTTAAAGGTCTGTGTGATTGTTGAGCTTGAAAGCACCATCACTCTCGCCGTCGATGGCGTCATGATGAGGCCTCTTACGAGGTTAATCGATGACTGACCGTTGACCGTGTCGTTATCGTCAAACATCGGCATGCCAATAGAGCCATTAGCCGAGAGGGTGTGATTTGCGACCAACAATTGAACGAGTCCTGTGTGACGTGAGTCACCAGCAACTGCAGGAGATGCACCAGGTAGTTTGAATCCTGCGTTCCTGACATATCCGTAGTTGAGTGTAGCATCAAGATCTGCATCTGTGTAGTTCGATCCTGCTCCGAGAACTCTTATGTAGGTCAATGCTGCCCTGTGCTTGAGGAACTCGTTGACGGCATAAGGACCGAACTGCTTCGGATCGAGATCTCCGAAAACTTGAATGAACTCATCGAAGTTGGCAACAGTCACAGGAACGAAAGCAGGTCCCTTGTTAGAGGTACCGATCACGGCTGCCGGGACGCCCACAGGTCCAGTGATAGTTGGCGCGGAAAGGTCAATCTCACGCTCGTAAAAGTTGGGCGCCTTAAAAGTCTGCTCGGCCATTATCTAATCTCCTTCAGTCTGTGATTCTTCGCATAACTATCACCGACAAAGTCAGGAAGATTTACTTTGTAACCACAATTTCGAGACCGTCCAGGTGAGCACCTGAGAAAACAGTTTCTCCTTTGGAGTTTGTGCTGACAACTTTCACAGAGTGTCCTCGAGGCAGCGTCTTGCTTGCAGGATCTTCCGAGTCAGCCACGGGATCGTTGACGTCTTGTAGAACTGGGTAGACCTTCTGTTGTCTCCAACCCACAGATCTTTGATCAGGTCTATTGTTCTGTTGAAGATCAAGAGGAAGTGTTGGATCGTCAGATCCGAGAACGTACTTGTCTTCTTCTTCAGTCTTAGACATGTCGACAGTCGAAGCTTCGAAGTATATCATGGGAGAAGAAACGTACCTCTTTATTGGAACGGGTGCACCCGGTGCAGATGTGGCAAAAAAATATGCAGGTACAGTGACACTGAAAGTGTTCTTAATGAACCTCTCCTGCTGAGACATGTCGTCGAAGTTGGTCTCAACGGTGAAAGAACCGTCGTCGACCTTCGCTACGAACCAGTAACCTTTGTTGGTCTCTATCTTCCAAGACTGTGCCTGTGGAAGGAAAGAACTGAATATCTTTTCAATTATCTGATTTGTGTGCTGTGTGTATTGAGTCCAGACTGTGATCTCATACTTCGCAGTGTAGAACTGCGGCATGGGCACGACGATCGTCTCGTACACGTTGTTGGTCCTGTTGGGAGTGAGATACGCACCGTCTTTTACGAACTTCTCGTTCTTAAGCTGTCCGGTTGCTCTATCCGTGTAGACTGGGCTTCCTGACTTAGACTCAGAAAGTCCTTCCTGATTAGGCAAAAATAGTCTGTTTATTAAATTTTGATAATTCCTGTCTGACTTGTCGAGGCGGCGGCGGACTGTCAGTTCTCCTAATTGCTGGTTTATTCCCCTTCCAACGACGTCTTCTGAGACAGTTTGATTCATCTCTGTTCTCATTATAGTGATCAGAGGAAGCAGAAGTGTGTTGTTCTTGTCTCTCAGCAGTCTGCCTCTCTTCAACATGGCCCACTTCTCACCTGCTGCGAAGATGACAGGAACCTTCTTCATAGAGGCAGAATCAATACCTCCATACTGTGCACTAATCTCTTTATCAAACAAATTGAAGATGCCGACGTCAACGTCTTCTATTCCGCATGAAGGTATTGTGATGTCAGGAACACCGTTTGAATTCTCATAGCCAGACGGAAGAGGTAACTGTTGATAGTTTTTTCTGGAGTCGTTCTTAAATCTAGTCGACATTCTTTACCTCATTCGTCGTAGAAAGCGTTGCCGACATCATCAGGATCGCCTTTACCTGAGACCTCTTTGGGCCCTGTCAATGGCTCCTCAAGAACGCCGACTTCAACAAGGTCTCTCTTATCCCCCGTTAGATTGCCATCCTTGTCGGTCGACTTTCCTCTCTGCTGATAGAAGTCTTGCTGAACAGCGTCAGCGTCTGTGTAACTGATATCTGTAGGTCCCTTGAGAGGAGCGTGGAAGAGTCCCTCGCGGGCCTTGACGCCAATGAGACGTACACCGTCCTTATGCTCAGGCATGCCATAGATGTTTCTCATGAAGTTTCTCTCTGTGATCTCATAGAAGATGTCAGAGAAAGAGAAGAAGTCACCGATGTTGACATTGATACCTTTGTCGACCAGGTCCCTGTATTGAATGTATACTTCGACTTTGAACTGAGTGTCAATACCAAACTTGTCGATCTTCGTGTCGTTCTGAAAGTTGCTGTCGACGAACGCATCAATGGCTATAGGATTGTCGTAGACCTTCTTCAACGCCTCGTTGTAGACGCCGTGGGTCTTCGTCTTCAGTTCCGAGATGGGATAGTAGTAGATCTTCTGGCCCACCACGTCCTTGATTATCTCTTTCGTGATGTCAGATATGAAGTTTATCTCTCTAGGAGTGATGAAAAGGCGTGCCATCGTTCATCATCCAATCTTAATCGCATGCCCCTTCGGCATCGGTACGTAGCGAAGTTGCTTGTTTAGTGACTCTGCTGCAGCAGCATCAGCCTCGAGGAGCTTTTGATGTGTGAGCTGCCCCAAAAATTCTTTCATTTGCGTGACGAGTTTATCCTTGTCCTCACGACCTTGACTCACGAGAGCCTCACCGTTGAGTTGCAGGTCTGCGTTTGGAATGGGAATGTTCTGGAACTTGGACCTAATGAGACCGAGAAGTTCACGTGCCAAAGCAAGGCAATACTGCCTAATCCATTGGCGACCTGGTTGATTTATCGTTGTAAACGGTATGTTTCCGAGAGGCATGTTCTGTGCACCAGAGACGCCGTATACGGTCTGATCGCCATAGGCCGAAGGTGACAGAGGATTCTGTGGCGGTAGAACCTTGCAATATAGTTTTCCTGTCTGCAAGTCTGTGACGGGTATCGGGTAGATCCTCAGCTTGCTTCCCATGATCTCATAGGAATAGTGTGACCTCCTCACCCTGAATGCAGACTCCAACATTCCTCTCCTGAGGACGTCCTCGAAGATTGGAAGGACGTAGAAGATCGAAGAGTTTACATAAGACTCATAGTTGAAGTTGGTGGCGAGGAAGTTGGTGATGTTGCTCGCGTTGAGGAGAAACTGTTGCGCAGCGAGAGGCTCCATGTGGAAGAGCTCCACGACGCGGAGCTTACCCTTCTGTCCCGTCAAATTGTCGTAGACATTGCTGCCAGAGACAATGTCCTTGAGGTCCCTATAAATGTCATAATCTTGCTGACCTGACACTAGGTCGAAATATCCGAATATTGCGTTCTCAGACCCACCCACGAAAGCGTTAGTGGCATAAGGCTCTGCCATTCTGAGTAGATACTCAAGCGAGCGCTGTGTGTATCGATTAGTCAGGTCAGCCGAGCCTGTCTGTGCTCCGAGGACGTTCGTCAGCTCGGAAACGATCTTTGTCTCGTGGATCAGACGTGAGTACTCGCACACTGCCTCTTCAAAGCACGCCCATATCTCCTTCTTCGTCAACTCGACAGAGAGAACATCGTCTCCAAGTTTGCGCTTGACGTACGTGACCATGGCGTCTGCCTCTGTCTGAAAGGCAGCGTCAGAATCGAAAAATCCAAATGGCGTCGGAGACACCGTGTTGACGAAAGTGGCCATGAACTACACCTATCCGTCGGATAAGTATGTATTCATCAAGGATTTGGTCTCAGCCGCCGTGAGCTTTTATGGCCCGCTCCTGACGCTCAGCACCCGATCGACTACTGTGAGTACCGAGGCGGCGGCGCTTGCCGTTCTTCTTGCTCTTAGTGTAGAGGCACCAGTCTTTTCCGCACTTGCGAATGATCTCTACTATCAGTTCGCGCAAGAGTGTTTCAGTCACTTACCGAACTTTTCCTTGAGAGAACCTGGATTTGCTGCGACAGTCTTCTTGAGGAAAGTGTCCTTCAGCGAACCAGCAACAGGAGGCGGAGGCGGTGCCTGCTCTACTTGAATCTTCTGTGGCGCGGGAGCAGCTACTTCAGGCACAGATTTCTGCTCAGGCCTCTGTTCAAACTTGATTGTAGAAACAGGCGGTGCCGCTGGGCGTGACGCAACAACTGGGATGGCTGTGACAGTGACTTCTGGAACAGCAGCCTTGCGAACAACCTGGATCGCCTCAGCGACTACAGAGAGCGTCTTCTTGAAGTTGATGTTAAACTGGAGGGGTGCGAAGTACCTGTTGTCAACGAGGACCTCAACACGTGCGTTGTAGGTTCCTTCTGTGATCTTCTTGTCCATGCGAGGAAGGGTGAACTGGACAACTTCGTCCTCACCCGTTCCATAACCCTTGAACATGTAGGCGAAGTCCTCACCCTCACAGACGAGTCTCACCTTGGCAGGAGCAGCAGCGGCTCCCTCCATCTTGATCTTAAAAGTGAGATCGTTACTCTCTTCTAGGTCTAGCTCTATTGTTTCGGTCAACGGTTCCATCGCTGATACATATTACTCACTTTATTCTCTTTACCGTGATCTTGATGTCTTCCCAAGCAGATCTCACCCTCACAGACGCTCGCTCGAGGACCTTCACAGCTATCTGCGTTGCAGAAGAAACTCTCACCTTAATTGAGCCTTGGATAGGGACGGTGGGTTTCTCGTCATTTATCCTGATAAGCTTGGCCCATACGACGACCTCTTGTAGCTCCTGAAGGGCACGCTTCGTTCCGCTCTGTCCAGCACGGATGATTCGTACGGCCTGCTCCTTTATGGCGCGAAAGAATCCACCGTATCCCATCGTGATCATGGACGCCCTTCCTGGAACGCCCGGGGTTCCTCGAGTGGGTCCCATGCCTCGAGTGATGATACGGTTTCCGATGGTCACTAGACCCTCGTTCTCTCGAAGACTGCGTCCATCGTCGGGTTGCCTGCGTCGTCGAAGAGGTTGAAGCGAGCGACCTCTGTAGAATTGTCTTCCTTGAAGAATATCATCTGATTGCCGACAATTCTCCAGCGTCCGAACTGTATGTCGTAGACTGAATTGAGGGTACCTGTCATCGAAGTGACGACGTCGTAGATCGAGTCTATCTTCGCAGTGTCGATGGCAGCAGCGGTCACGTTGTACTCGTCGGTCGCATAGGAAGCAGACGTGAAGAAGTGAGTACCGGTGTCCCAGAGGACTTGACCTGAAAAGCTGTCGGGGAATGTCACGTAAGCCGCATAGATACCAGGTGCCGTCTGATACACACCCGAAGTCGTCCTAGACAGAACGATTGAGCCCGTCTGGTCCAGTAATTGATAACCGACTCCCAGAGAACCTGTCGCGTCAGCTTTCAACTTTCCAAAATTAACGTTCTTGAGGAGAGACTGCGGCATTGTCCTGATTATACTTCTTTCTAGATCTCTAAGTATAAAGCATAAAAAATGCGCGGGCTATTAAACCCACGCATTTCATATCAAACAAATTTTTCAGAATACTGGTGTTTCGCCTTGAGGTGTTGCTGCAGTCGGTGCCTGAGGCTGTTCGGCAGGTCTAAAGACTGCAATTGCGTCGGCGACGAGTGACGCCTGCTCGAGCGTGAAAGCGCCGCGGGCCTGTGCGAGTCTCGCAGCTTCTACTAATATGTTAAGTGCTCTGTTCTGCTTCTCTACCAATTCATTGTCCATGTGTTTCACCTATGCTGTTTGCAAACGTTAAGAAATTAAACACACAATCGGGTGCGTAAACCCTTGAACGTGCATTATAATTACACAGCATGGCACAACACTTCTCTCCTAGAATCGTGACAGATGGGATGGTCTTGTGTCTTGACGCAGGAAACAGAGAGAGCTATCCTGGGAGTGGGTCAACGTGGAGCGACGTGAGCGGTAACAACAACAATGCCACCTTGGTCAACTCTCCTACATACACAGCGTCAAACGTGGGTGCTATATCTCT